CGTTTTGTTCTGTCCAATTAGTTCCATTCCATAATTCTGTTACAGCTGTTACAGCTGGAGCTTCTCCTCCAGACGCTAAAGCATTTGTACTATCTGAACCTGTAACAGTAGGATTTTCTCTAGCTGTATTTAAATCATTTACTTCAGTCCAATTCGTTCCATTCCACAATTCTGTTGCAGCTTGTATACTTCCAGTTTTACCACCTCCAACTACAGCCGAGGTATATGATTGACCACTTCCTGTTATGTTTCTTCTAGCAGTGTTTAAATCATTTACTTCTGTCCAATTAGNTCCATTCCATTGTTCTGTAAGTGCTACGTTTGTTGATGTGTATCCACCTGCATAAATTGCGTTATCTCTAACTCCTGCAGACCATCCTAATCTTCTAGCAGTTCCTACATCATTTACTTCAGTCCAGTTTGTTCCATTCCAAGATTCTACCTCTGCAGTATTGGCAGATGGTTCTTCACCAGATATAGCTAATGCAGATGTATTATCAGCTCCAACACCTCCTAGTCCACCTCTTATTTGATTTAAATCATTAACTTCAGTCCAACTAGATCCATTATAAAGTTCTGTTTGTGCTGTGCTTGGTGATCCACCAAAGTATAAAGCCGATGTCGTACTTCCTGCGCTACCTCCTATTGATCTAGCGGTATTTATGTTATTAGCAGTCCTCCACGAACCTGATGTTGTTGTATTAGGATATTGAAACTTTAATACATTATCAGTATCGTTATACCACACCTCTCCCGTTATCGGATTATCGGGATTAGTCGTATAGTTCCGAATCTTTGTGCCATGTATTTCTTTATACTCAGCCATCTAAATTTTTACTCCTCCAATGTTATGTCAGCAGGTCTTGTGTTAGTCTCTACTGCTGGTGCTTTCTCAGCATCAGGTAAAGCATCCCACGCAGCTTGCGCTGCTTGAACCTCTGCATCAACAATCGCCTGTGCCTCGTNTTTTGTTTTAACAACACCTGCAACTTTAGCAATCCAAAGATTGCCGTGTTTGTTGTATGCAGGAACTTGCCAAACATTTCCAGGATAGCCAACAAACGTGATTCTTTGAGATTCAACGTGATCGATGAAACCCTTTCCCCAGTTTTCTGCTACACAGTATTGATATGTTTTTGCCATAGTTTTCTCCTTTTATTAATCTGTTAAAGTTTTTACCACATCTGAGCTAGAACTCCACTCTTCTGTTTGTCCTCCGACTGGTGGAGTTCCTCCAAAACCTAAAGCCGCTGTTGTTGTTCCTGCTCCTCCTAAACCATTTCTTCCAACATTTAAATCAGCAACCTCAACCCAGCTGGCACCATTCCAATCTTCTGTTACTCCAAGAGATGCTGGTGGATTTCCTCCAAAAGCTAAAGCTGCAGTATTAGTTCCTACTGCTGTTACACTATATCTTGCAGTGTTTAAATCGTTTACTTCAGTCCAGTTTGTGCCATTCCAAGATTCTACATGAGCACTAACATTAGGGTCAAAATCATAACCACCAACAGCTAATGCTGCAGTTTGAATTCCACAACCTCCAAGATTTATTCTAGCCGTATTCAAATCATTTACTTCAGTCCAAGCAGAACCATTCCATAATTCTGTTTTGCTTTGTGGTCTTGGACTAGCAGGTCCTATATCCCCACCAAAAGCTAAAGATGATGTATTGTCTGCTCCTGCTGCACCTGGTATTCTTCTAGCCGTATTTAAATCATTTACTTCAGTCCAGTTCGTTCCATTCCAAGACTCTGTTAATGCTGAAGTTGATGTTGCATCACTGTTTCCACCAAAAGCTAACGTAGAAGTTAATGTTCCTGAACCTCTTACAGCTTCTCTCCCAGTATTTAAATTATTTACTTCAGTCCAGTTTGATCCATTCCAAGTTTCTGTTTGATCTGCAAAATTATCTCCTGGAGGATAGTTTCCTCCAAAACCTAAAGCTGCTGTTTGTATTCCTGAACCCCCTAAATTATATCTTGCTGTGTTCATAGCATTAGCTGTAGACCAAGCACCGATTGGCTGGCCTGGGCCTATCCATTCTTCGGTTGCTGCTGTATCAGAAGGACTAGCAGGAGTACGACCTCCAAAACCTAATGCATTTGTATTATTACTTCCTTTAGTACCACCCAATGCTCGTCTAGCTGTACTCATATCTGTTGTTTCTGTCCAAGAAGTTCCATCCCAAAGTTCTGTTTTACCTGTATATGGAGAAGCATCTCCGCCATAAGCTAATGCTGAAGTTTGTATTCCAGAAACTGCTAATAATCTTCTTGCAGTATTCATATCATTAACTTCTGTCCAGTTTGTTCCATTAAAAGTTTCTGTTGCTCCTGTAAGTGGTGGTGTTCCACCAGCAACTATAGCTACTGTTGTAGTTCCAGATCCTCCTAATCCATTCCTTGCAGTATTTAAATCATTAACTTCTGTCCAGTTTGTTCCATTAAAAGTTTCTGTTGCTCCTGTTTCTCCAGGAACTGATGGAGCATTTCCTCCTGCTCCCCAACTAGCAGTTGATATACCACCACCAGCTAAGTCTAATCTAGCAGTATTCATATCATTAACTTCTGTCCAGTTTGTTCCATTAAAAGTTTCTGTTTTTCCTGTAGATCCAGGTGCAACAGGGGCTGATGTTGTTCCTCCAAATGCTACTGCTGCTGTTGTAGTTCCAGATCCTGCTAATCCTATTCTAGCTGTGTTTAAATTATTTACTTCGGTCCAAGAAGATCCATCATAAATTTCTGTGTTACCAGTATAGTTATTACTTGGATCTCCTCCACCAAAAGCTAAAGCTGCGGTATAAGTTCCTGCTCCCCCTAATCTAAGTCTTGCATCATTTAAACTACCACCCGTAGACCACGAACCAGCTGCTGTTACATTTGGATATTGATATTTGAAATCTTTGTTAGTGCTATCATACCAAAGCTCACCTTCCACGGCGCCTGGATAATTACCAGCGTAGTTGACGACTGCTGTCCCAACTGTCTCTTTATAGGTAGCCATAATTATTTAGCCTTTAACAACCAACCTTGAGTAGAGTCTGTAAAGACTAATGTGTTTGCGGCTCTTTCTACTGAAACTGTAAGATCTGCTTCTGCTCCATTAATTTTAGAACTATTTCTTCCAATAGTTAGAGCGTAAGTGTCAAAAGTACCCGCATAGTCTATAAACGAAACTTCATCTCCGATTGTTGGTGATGATGGTAGAGTTAAAGTAAACGATCCACTAGTTGTATTACAAAATACACCTTNNCCAGCTGNCGCTGTANAGTTTCCTGTTTTAACTGCTTGCCATGAGGTTCCACCTGCTTCTAGTTCTTCCCAAGACAATACTCCACCTGTTGTTGATTTTAAAACGTAACCGTTTCCTCCAGCTACCGCTGCGGGCCATGTTAAAGTATAAGACCCACTAACTGTTGCAGCCGACTTCTGACCTATATATGCACTATCATCACTATCTGCTAATCTTAGCTCTTTCTGAGAATTAATTGTTAATGCGGTTCCTGCTGTCCAAATTAAATCTGCATCTCCTGCAAATGATCCTGAACTATTAAACTGTACTTGTGTATCTGAACCACCTGGTAGTCCACCAAGAACAACTTCTTTAACGTCTGGATTTGTACCATCGTTAGCACTTGCTGAAAGAATTTTCCAACCTTTGTCAGTTGTTGCCCAAGTTACAGTATCACCTGAACCCGATACGTATTTAAATTGTACAGTGTATGCACCACTTGTATTGTTTAAAACAAAATAAGTATTTTCTACATCTAAAGGAATTGTTACAACTTTATTTCCTGTAATTGCTTGAGCAGATTCTGCTCCTAAAACTATAACTCTTGTTGCAAGAGTTGCACCTGTTGACCCATCTGATACAGCTAAAGCTGTTGTATTAGCTCCTGAACCTGCAGTGTTTAAAGTTTGAACTTTATAACCACCAGTTATCTGTTCAAAAAGANTTAAATTAGTATTTGTTTTTGTTCCCCANGTACCNGCGTTTTCACCAGTTGCCATTAGTTCAACACCAAGAGGTGTATAAGTTGAAGCCATAATTTTTTTCTCCTAAGCCACGTGCGTTACGTCTGTATACGATGTATTTCCTGATACGTCAACATCGGAATAACTCGCGCTATTTGTTTTATTAACATTACTATAACTTGTATTTCCATCAATATCAATATCTTGATATGATAAAGCTGCAATATTTCCTACACTAGAAATAGCCTCAACTCCAGTTAATCCTACAACATCTTCTGGAATTATTGTGCCAGTTGCTGCTGCAGCTGATACACCCGTTAAAGGTATTCCTATTTCTAGAGTTAAAGAACCTACCGTAGAAGTCGCAGCTTGACCTGTTAATCCTACAGAATCTGCTGGTGTAATAGAACCTACACTAGATGTAGCTTCTACTCCTACTAAACCTATTTCAATTGCATCAAGAACTATTCCACCAACTGTTGCTGTTGCAGATTGACCAGTTAAACCTATAGACATTTCTGTTGGAGAAATTTCTCCTACACTAGATGTTGCACTTACTCCTGTTGGTACAACCACACAATCTATAATATTTGTTAAACTACCAACACTAGATGTTGCACTTACCCCTGTTATGTCTATGAGTTCTTCTGGTACAACTGTTAATGATCCAACACTAGAACTTAATGTAGTTAATCCCGATAGTTGAACAAGTTTATTAAATGAATCTCCATAAGGTTCTTCACCCCAACCATTTCTACCCCAACCAACTAATGTCCCAGCATTATCAAAATCACCAAGTTGAGTCTGTGCTTGTTGACCTGTTGGAATTACAATAGATGTTAAATCTAAAGTAGGTGTGCCAAGGCTTGATGTAGTTGATAAACCTGTTAATGGAACTGCTATTTCTGTAGTAATAGAGCCAATAGAAGTTGTGGCTAATTGTCCTGATAATTGTACGGCGTATTCTACACCCCAACCAGAGTTGCCCCATTCTTGTCTACCCCAACCTTCTTCATTAAAAGCTTCTAAAGAACCTACTGATGATGTTGTTGATTGTCCTGATAAAGTAACGGTAATATTATCGTCACCCCATTCGTTGGATCCCCAAGTATTATTACCCCAGGTTGATGCCATAAGGAAGTCCTCCTTATGCTATACGAAGGATTGCGTTACTTGCGTCTGCTGTTGGAAATTGAATTGTAAAAGTTCCACTTGATACAGTTTTGTCTCCACCAAATGCGATTGCACAAACTGCTCTGTCAGCGTTTGTATCGTTGTATATTAAACAACCATTAGCTGTAAATGAAGCAGAAGTAAAACTTATATCTGCAAAGTCACAACATGCAGTGTCTGTAGATAAAGCAGGTGTAACACTTGTAAGTGCTTTTCCACCAGCTGTGTAAGCAGATCCTGATGAGTTAGTAATTTCGTTTGATGTACTATACGCTGTTGTTGATTTATTTAAAGTTGCTGAACTTGTGTATAAAGCTAGTTTAAAACTGTTTCCAGACGATGCTGTAAAATTATGTAGAGCTTGTAAAACTTCTGTTTTAAAACTGTTACATACTGCCGATGTTATTGCCATAATATTTTACTCCTATTTACGGAGACGGTGACTTGACTGGTATTCTAACTGTTCCGTCAGTATAATCATCTCGTCTTCGTCTTCCAAGTTGCATACCTGCAAACTGTTGTATAGCATTTTTATATCTATTTTCATAGTATGTCAACATTTCCATTGGACCTTTTAAATATCCAAAAGCTTCTACTAGACATGCATATAATAGACCTTGTGGAAAATATGTACTTAAATATGTATTAGCATTAAAATCACTACTAGATCCCCCAAGACCATTTGGCATTTTATTATAATAAACCCTAAATTTGTAATTAGCGTCAGGTGTAGGAGCTATATACATACCTCCAGATGAAGTATCTGTAGTATTATCAGCGCCACCAAACATTGCATAGTATTTAGGAAATCCGGTAACTGAATTAGTAGTATCTGTAGGAGATTGTATTTCTCCTACAGGTCCAAATTTTCTATCTACAAATTCTGATAAATAAGTTTGATCTTTTTTCTCTAACCATTTCCCATTACCTTCAGTATTAGCTGTAGATTCAAAAACTTCAATTCCTCTTATAAATAAACATCCTGCTGGTGCATTAATTGTATTATCATTTGCAGCCAATGTACCTTCTTGAACATTTCTTTGAGCATCCATAGGAAGCTCTTGATAAATTCTAAATTCAGCACCCATTATAAAACCATCTAAAATAGTAGTTGTAAAAACTGTATCATCTACTTCAGTATAATCTAAAATAGCTTGTTTAAGTGTAGTATAATCGTATTTTTTAACTCCTGACATAACTAAGCCCTATCATTAACGGGTCCAATTGTACACTGTAAACCGCCCCCTGTTTCTGTGCTTGATGCAGTGTTAGTTAACGTAACATTTATACCATCAAATTGTGTGGTCGTAGATGGTTGACCTGTACTTGGAACTGANGTNTCATTTAAAGAAACAACTTTATAACAACCAAAAACTTTTGCTAAATTAGAATGAGATCCAGCAATTGTAGATTCAGGAGAAACTCCTCTGTAAGGAGCACTTGTTCCTCTAGTACAACCAGTTAATTGATGTGTAGATCTTCCTGTGTATTGTATAACTTCATTTTGGTATGTTCCAACTTTTAAAGGATCACTTGTGTCAGAAGAAGTTAAAACTTTTTCTATTACAATAAAACCTGAAGTTGGAAACTGTGATCCATCAGTTAAATTAATTGTAGTAGCANTATCNGTTATTGCCCCATTTAATGTTGTAGACATTTGTAGTGTTGATATTGCAACACCACCTACTGGAGATTTAACATTTCTAAATCTTGCAAAATCATTTACTTGCAAATCACCATTTGGAAAATTAATTTTTAATGTAGTATTAGATGCAGTTACAAAAGGATTTTCTGGTAAAAAATCTTCTGTTGGAAATTCTGTTCTAGCAGGTCTTGCTCTTTGTAAAGCTTGTGGATCTGCACTTGTAGGTTTAGGATCTAACTGTGGTTGTTTAGGTTCGTATTCTGAAATATGTACAAACGCACCATTCCATTCTCTAACCATTTCATTGTATGGAAATGCCATTCCTGATCTGTCAGAAATTGCTAAAGCGTATTTACCTTGTGAAAAAGTAGTCATTAACCAATACCTGGGTAGTAGATTTTAGGAGATATATACGTAGAGTTAGAAGAACCATCTTCGTCTTCTGCTCTTAACAATTCATCTTCATATAATAGTTTTAATTCTTGAACTCTTTGTGGTGCATATTTAACAGCTAAGTAATATGCTAACCCTGAAATCATACACGGAACAAATCTGTATGGTACATCGGTTGCATTTGTGTAGGCACCAACATCATCAATTCTTTTTGTGTAATAAAAATTAATATAATTACCATCTTGAGCTGCACCCGGTGTTAAATATAAAGTCATTGTAACTTTATCTATAAATCTTTGAACCCAATATTGAGTAGGTAAACCTTTATCAGTTTTATTTGAAAAACCTTGATACTGTGATCTACTAATTCTTGTCATTGGTGTATCAACAGATGTGGATTTTACTCTGTAATCTGCTTCTTGGATATCTGTCATACCAATTGGAAATTGTAATACTGCATCAGAAGTACTGTGTGTAGCTGCTGTGCTACCATTAATTCCTCTAGTACATCCTGTTAAATTTAAACTTGTAATTCCTGTGTATGAAATTTGTTCAGTTCCAATGGTAATTATCCCACTAGTTGCAAATCCTGTAACTGAAGCTACTCCTATAGTAACAGCAGTAGCATTTATACCTGCAGAAAGTGTTGTATTAATTCCGTCTGAAGTACCATCGGCCGGGGATCTAAAAAAAGTATATACTGATTGTCCATCTACTAATGTAACGTTTTGATTTTTTACTTCCCAAAATTGAAGCCCTCTATTGCCCCATTCGGAAAATAAAATATTTAAAGATCGTTTAGCAGTTTTTAATTGATAACCAGAAGTACCTTGAATGCCAATACGTTCGTACGCATCTTCAATAATTTCATCAATGCTTAGGTTCTTATCGAATACATAAGAACCAGAAGTAGTATTGGCCATTAGTTCTCCTATTCGTAATACTTAATAAATTCAAAAACAATTGAATAAGTATCACCCGCTGTATGTGCAGGGATAACTATATTAACATCACCATTTGCATTTCCACCAGTGTTGGGATTTACTAAACCGCCTATAGAACTGTAATCAGAATCATTATAACCAATTAAAGATAAAAAAGTTTCATCTCCACCAGAATTTTCCCATTGTATTTTTGCAGCATCTACACTTGCAGTTGGATTAATATTATACCAAACTTTATTTAATGATATTCTATTACAACTTTGGTTAAGTTTAGATTTAGCAAGTGCAGAAACATCTATAACAGTTGTTCCAGCGCTTCCGTCCATTGCACCATCTATATTAAAAACATAGATAAGTTTTCTTTGGCCGTCAAATTGTGTGTTTATTGTTGGTCCGTATGCCATTTTATTTTCTCCTATTAAAGAGTGGGGTCATTACACCCCACTCAGAGTTAATTATTATTATGCTGTGTCAGAAGTGGAATCAATTCCAAAAATCTTTAACACAATTGTTGTGACAGCTGGCGCTCCGCCTGCTCCATGTCCTGGGTCTCCAGATAAAACAAGTTCAACCTCGTCTCCAGCTAAACCAGCTACTCCTGGTGCAAAACCAGACATACCTAGTACACCATTACAACCTAGAAAACCTTTCCAACCAGTTGTGTTAGTAGCTAAAGAAGCTCCATCAACATATCCATCAGTGTCAGCATCTGTTCCGATGTCAACTAAATTAACAGCGTTTGCAGAAGCCACAGTTACTACAACACCAATTCCTAATGGAATAAAGTTTGTAGGTATCTGGATAGATGTTTCTTTTCCAGTAGTGTCACCGTTTGCAACTGTAATAGTTGCAGTGAACTCCTTAATGCTCATTGTAGTTGTAAGAGCACCAGTAGTTGCGTTTTTCTTAATTACTTCAAAACCGTTCTCTGATCGAACTGGTCCTGAAAATGTAGTATTTGCCATAATTATATCCTCCTAATTAATTTTACATAGTCTTTAGGCCGTCGACTATACGCGTCTATGCAAAATTTAATAATTGTATAGTGAGTTTTTTATATACTAGATTTTAGTAGAGTGCAAGAGAGCCTACGGTATTTATGCATTTCAGCAATGTAGCTTTTGATTAAGTAGCTACAGAAACTTGTGGAGCAGCGCCTTCAACGCTATTTCTTCTGTGAGCAATAGCTGCTTCTTCCAGCTTGATCTCAGTAATGACTCTTCTAACTTTGTCATCAATTCTGACCATTTCAAGAGTGTATCTATCATTAGACAGATGCTCCTGTTGCCACTTCAACTCCAAGGACCTTTTTTGTTTGTAAAGGTCTTGTATCATCACTAACCTCCTCATAGGTTATTCGATAGGGAGTATTACTAAACATTCCCGTTGATTCCCAAACTATACTATTTTCTCCTAGCTTGTCAACTATTGATTGCTCTAAAGAAACGGCGTCATCATTAGATTTTACTTCAAATCTACCGTGATAATCGTAAGCGTATATGTTTATTAGGAATTTTTTCATGGTTTTTGCTTTCTATTTTATGATTGTGGCGGAACTGTGTCCGCCACAAAAAAGATTAAGTATTATGCTCCTGGTGAAGCAAATACACCTCTAGGGTCTGATACGCCAAATACGTATCTTTCTCTAGCTTTGTATCTTACATTACCAGTATCGAAATCACCTTCCATTTTAGTAGTCATTGGAGTTCTTTCGAAATGTTTCATACCATTTGGCACGTCTGTCATAATGAAAAACGCATCAGCATCTGTTAAATAATTATTAACAGAATAACCTTGAGGAATCATCCCCATAGATTTGATTGCGTTGATATCATTATCAGCAGTTCCAACTCTACCAGCAGACTTCATAAGTCTGTCAGCAGTAAATTGTAGTGCAGATGGGATGACCATCTTCATACCCTTAGCTGCGATTTTTAAACCTCTTTCATCTGTAAGAGCTGCAATGTCAATTAAAGACTGCTCTAAAGATGTTTCGTTTAAGTCCGAAGCAGTTGCTAGAGTGTTTGAAAACGTTCCAGCAATTGTTGGGTGAGCAGTATTGAACAAAGTAACACCATCACCAGAAGTGAAAGTACCACCAGGCATTCCATTGTTAAATGGATTAACTGCTTTTACTTGTTTAGTTTGAGCCATAGATCTTGCTAAAGCTTTAGTGTATCTAGAAGCCAGTCTGTCATATAGATTGTCCTCAATTGCTTCCTCAGTAATAGCAAACGCTAACGCAATTGTTTCGTTAGTGTATCTAGCTGTGAAAGTTTCTTGAGCGTTATCGTATGTAACACCTGCACCTTCTGGTTTTACTTGTGCTTGAGCGAATCCACTTAACATTACTTCTTCTTCAAAAGCTCTGTCAGATGACTCAGTAGTATAAATTTCAGCTGACTGATTTTCATACTGTTTGTATTCCAGGCCGAATAAAGCATTCAATCCTGGCTCTAACTCTTTTACGAGTTGGTTTCGTGATATAGCCATAATTTATCTCCTTATATCCCTGCCACGTTGTTTCCAAGAAGATGTTCATTTATCATTACTCTAAGAGCAAAGCCCTCAGCAGTAGTATCAGAATGATCAGGATCTCTAGAAACTCCGATTATTTTTAATTGTGCGATAGCTGCATCTGTTGTAGCCGAAACTTTTGATTTCGAAATAAACAGAGGAGTTACCCCAACATCATTAACTTGATCAGCACATTCTCCAACCTCATTTTGGTCGAAAGATGTATCTGCAGACATAACCTCAAACATTTGTTGAGGATTGTCATTAATGAAAGCAACAATATCAGTCGCAGTATTACCTGTTGGTGAATAGTTGCTATATGTTGGTTTATTTGAAGTTGCATCAGTATAGAATACTCCATTTAGGGTGCCGATGTTATTTGCTCCTCCGCTCCCTGCTGCGAGTACAACTCCATCTGCTGTTAATTGCACTAAACACGCGTGCGAAATTAAAGCCGAAGAAGCTGCAACACTGTACTCTGAAAGTCCAGCGTTATTATATGCCTGACCAACCATTTTAATGGGTCTGTAACCAAACCCAGTTGTTGACGCATTAGCCATATTGTTTTCTCCTTATGTGACCTACCCTTGCGGGCCTCCAGTCACGGTTTAATGTTCAATCGCTGGTTTGATTCGTTAAAAATTTTTAACTTTTCTTGCCACCGAAGGTTGTACGAGTTTGTCTATCAATATCGATAGGCATTCCCCTATGCTGTTCCTTCATAAGATCGTTGTCGATTGCCTTCATTTGATCTTGAGATTGTTTTCTATAATACTCTTCTCTTGATCGTGCGATCTCTTCTGGTACCCTAGTCAGCACTAGGCCTCCGTGCCCGATAACCCCTGCGTATTTGCCGTCTGTAATTGCTGGAAAGTCGTCTTGCGGATATTCATCTGATCTTACTAACTCATANCCAGACCTTAAGCGTCCTTGTATGTTTTTCGTATCAACGAATCCTAAAACTTCAATCCTGACCCATCTGTGTCTGAATCCGTCTGGCGCGTTGGGCGTATCTAAGTACGATGGTGGAGTCCAAGGTTTTACAGCAACTTTCGGTTTTACCGATGATGCTTGTGATTGTACTTTTGTAGAATCACCTTTACTTTGGCTCGCACGAGTTGGTTTTTTATTTTCCATATGCCTATACCTCCTTCGTGTTTATAAGTTGTTTCGCATACTCTTCTAGTGGCACACCTAATTTTTTCGCTATTGCGACTTGAGAAGATGTGAGTCTCACTTGTTTGCGACCACTCTTTGAACTACGCGTTGCAGAGGCAACGTTTTGTGTAGGTTTAGTAGTCTGTTTTTCTACACTATTACCAAATTTGTGGGGGAATTCAAGTCTTATTCTTTTATCCACTTCTTCATAATATTCATCAGATTGTGGATCTAAGCCCTCTTCCTCCGTTAGTTTTCGGTGTAGATCGAATGCTGTGTAAGTCATAGCATTATCTTTGCCAAACCAGTCATTTTTTTCGGCCCAAGCTTCTGCTTTAGGGTCTACTGGAGCTTGCTGTCTTTGGACAGGAGCTGCTGGTTGTTGGTTTACAGGTCTTTCTTTAGCAGCAGTTTCTTGCATTTGATGCTGAGTTTTTAATTCTGCTAACTTTCCCTGTTCATAACCCAACTGAGATATTTGAGTTAAAGCTTCTACTTCAGCTTTAGCGTCCTCATTTAATCTAGCTGTTTTTAATTTTTCTTGAGCTGCTGAAAGAGAAGATGAAATTCTGCCTTCCATTTCTGTGGCATAATTTTTATCTAAAGATGTCGCTGTTGCTTCAAATTTATCTCGTTCTTGTTTAACTCTTTGTGCAAAAGCAAGAGCTTCTTCTTTTTGTCTCTCTGCTTCACGCATTTTTTTTGTAAGTTTAGCTATTCTTTTCTTAACTCCTTCAGAATATTCTTCAACTTCCCTAGAGTTATCTTGTTGTTTATCACTCCCTGCTTCGTTAGTTTTCTGTGCAACCTTTCCGCCTTCGTTCTTTTCATCTCGAACATCAGACTGCTCAACAGGTTTCTCAGATGTGTCAGCGGGCTGATCATCGTACGTAACATTTGGTTCATTTTTTTTCTCCTCGTTCTCGTATGTTTTTTCTGCTTCTTTTTCTACTTCTGGCAGTTCAACTCTTGCACCCGGTCCGGATGTATCAAGGTCAACTGTTTTTTCATTGTCTGGCATAGTTCCTCCTATGATTGTTAAAATTCGTGGAATATATCTTCAGGGTTTTCCACGGTCGCTAAAACTTCATCATCATTGAGAAGTCTTATCTCACCCCCATCTATTTTAATTCGTGATCCGGCATATCTTGCAAATACAATCCAATCACCTTTCTTGCACCAAGGACCTTCTGGGTATCTTTCTTTGTCATAGCAGTGCGGGCCCATGGATAATACTAAACCACAAGTTGATGCTACTTGTGATCGTTCTATTGTATCGTCTGCTAAAATAATTCCACCACTAGTCTTATCTTTTTGTTTAAAAGGTAAAACTAAAATTCTCCAACCTGTTGGATTTGGTAGTTTTGAAGATTCGTTAATTTCTTTTTTCTTAGTTGGTTTTACACCTACTAAAT